AAAAACTATTTGCTGGTGATTTTAAAGGTGCAATAGATGAAGTTAAAAATGCTGGAAGTGAATTTGTAGATGTATTAACTGGTGTAGATAATTCAGTAGAAAAAGCTACAGAAGTAGTAAACAAAGGCGTAACTGCATTAACAGAATATACTAAATCAACATACGAACAAGCTAAATCTAATATTGAATTAAAAAAATCTGCTGAACTTGCTGCTGTAGCAAATCAAGGTTTAATTGAAAAGTTTGACAGACAAGCTGAAAAACAAAGGCAAATAAGAGATGATGAAAGAAAAAGCATAGCAGAAAGAAAAAAAGCAAACGATGAACTTGCTTTAGTATTAGACCAACAAGAAAAAGCAATGTTATCTAATGCTCAAATTTCATTAAGAGCAGCAAAAGCAGAACTTAAAAAAGATAAAGATAATGTAGAAGCTAAAAAAGCTGTAATGGAAGCTGAAAACGAACTTGCAGCAGTAAGAGCAACTGTTGAAGGGTTTAGAAGTGAACAATTAACAAACGCAGCAGCATTACAAAAAGAAGAAAAAGAGCTTATTAATTCAAGGTTAGAATCAGAAAATAAATTAGCTATTGAAAAGAAAAGATTTGATGCAGAAGAAATAGAAGATAAGTTAGAGAAATTAGAAAGATTAAAAGAAATAGATGCAGAGGAACAAGAAATAGAAGCTCAAAGATTATTAGATGTTATAAATACTGCTAACGCTGGTACACAAGCTAAAATAGATGCAGAAATTGCTTACAATGAGTTTTTAGAGGAATCAAGACAAAAAAATAAAACAAGAGATAAAGAAATTCAAGACCAGAAACTTACAGACCAAAAAGAACATTGGGATGAAATGGAAGCTGAGTTTAATGAGTTTTCTGAAAACCAAGATAAAAAAGAACTTGATAGAGCGCAATATATAGCAGATGCAAAAGAATCTATTCAAGCAAATTCATTAATGGCTATGTCAAATTTGATTCAGGCATTTGCAAATCAAAATGAAAAAAATGCAGAAAGAGCATTTAACTTACAAAAAGGTTTAGCTATAGTTGAAACATTAATTAATACTTCTGTAGCTATTATGAAAGTTGCTAAAGAAACTACTGATTTTACACCACCACAAGCATTAAGGATTGGTAATATGGTAGCTATGGGAGTAGCTGGTGCTGCACAAGTAGCAGCTATTGCAACACAAAAATTTAATCCTTCTGGAGCTACTGGCGGCGGAAGTGTTCCAACCCCATCAGGCGGAGCAGCAACTTCACCAACACAAGCACCAAGTTTTAATGTAGTAGGGCAAAGCCAAGCAAATCAAGTATCTATGGCTTTAGCTAATCAACCACCAACACAAGCATTTGTAGTAGCTGGAGATGTAACCACAGCACAACAATTACAAAACAATACAATTACACAAGCAACTTTTTAAAATAAAATACAATGGATATAATAGAATTAATATTAGATGAAGAAAATGAAGAGATGGTTGGAATAGATGCAGTTAGCATTGTAGAAAATCCAGCTATTGAATCAGATTTTATAACATTAGCAAGTGAAGAAATACAACTTGCAAAAATAGATGAAGAGAAAAAACTTCTTCTTGGTGCAGCTTTAATACCAAACAAGCCAATATTTAGAAAACGTAATGATACTATGTTTTATGTTTACTTTTCTAAAGATACAGTAAGAAGAGCAAGCGAATTATTTTTTCAAAACAGTAATCAAAACAATGCAACCTTAGAACACCAAATGAGTGTTAATGGTTTAACTGTTGTTGAATCGTGGATAGTAGAAGATACTAAAATGGACAAATCTGCTAAGTATGGTTTAGAAATGCCTGAAGGTACTTGGATGATTTCTATGAAAGTAGAGAATGATGAAATTTGGACTGATTATGTTAAAACTGGTAAAGTAAAAGGTTTTAGTATTGAAGGTTATTTTGCAGATAAAGCACAAATTAAAAAACCAGATACGAAAGCAGAGATGGCAGCTATTGAAGAAGAAGAAGCTGAATATATGCTTAGTAATATTAAGGCACTAATTAAGAAAGATAAAAGAACTAAATCTGGCAAAAAGATAGAATTAGAAACTTATAATGATTATCCACAAGGAGTTAGTAATAATGCTAAAAGAGGTATTGAACTAAATGAAAAAGTTAATAATAAATGTGCAACACAAGTTGGCAAAATTAGAGCGCAACAATTAGCACAAAAAGAAAACATTAGTTTACAAACTTTAAAAAGAATGTACAGCTATTTAAGTAGAGCGCAAGAATATTATGATGAAGGAGATAAAGAAGCGTGTGGTACAATTAGTTATTTATTATGGGGTGGTAAAGCTGGCCTTAGATGGAGTGAAAGCAAGTTAAAAGAATTAGGTGAAATTAATTTAGCTTCAATGGTAGTAGATGATAACTTTGCTATTATAGATGATAGATTAGCTTACAGCACACAAGAAAAAGCTGAAGAGATGGCTAAAAATATTGGTTGTGAAGGTTTTCACATTCACGAGTTTGAAGGTAAAGAATGGTATATGCCTTGTGAAGAACACACACAAATGAAAAAACCTTGCCAAGCTGGTTATGAGCAGTATGGTATGAAAATTAAAGATGGTAAAAAAGTACCTAATTGTGTACCTATAAAATAAATAATATGAAAAGTAAAAAATTTAAAACACCAAGTAATACATCACCTAAAAATACTAAGCGCGGTTGCTTATGTCCTGATGGTAAAAGATACAGTAATAAATGCTGTGATGGTAGCTTACAAGCTCAAGGAATAGGCAAAGTATAAAATAAAGTTGTAAAAAAATATAACAGTAAAGGTTTTCAAACGTTTATAGGTATATACTCAAATTATGAAAGCAAACGAAATACTAAACAAAATAAAAAATATTGTTGGTGAAAAAGTTGAACTTTCTGAAGAAAAAATAGAAATGGCTGAAATTACATTAGAAAATGGTACTGTATTAGTTGCAGAATCTTTTGAAGCTGGAAAATCTGTATTTATTAAAACTGATGATGAAGAAATTGCTCTTCCTGTTGGTGAATATAAATTAGAAGAAGGCAAAGTTTTAGTTGTAACTGAAGAAGGTTTAATTGACAGTATTAAAGAAGCTGCTGAAGAAGAGGTAGCTGAAGAAGAATTATCTGAAGAATCTGAAGAAGTTAAAGAAACTGAATTAGAGGAAGAAGAAAAAGAAGAAATGGAATATGTTACCAAAGAAGAATTCAAATCTGCTGTTGAAGAAATCAAAGCAATGATTGAAAAAATGGGTAACAAAGAAGAAATGAAGGAAGAAGTAATAGAAGAGAAAGAAGAACTTTCTGCTGTTGCTCCTGAACCTGTAAAACATAATCCTGAAGCTGAAGTTGATAATAAAGTAAATTTTCATATTGCAAGCAATAGAACAGCTACAACTAAAGACAGGGTTTTTGATAAAATTTTTAACAATAATTAATATAAAATAAAATGGCGAATAGTTTAAATACACCAATTACAAGTACTTATGCTGGTGAGTTTGCGGGGAAATACCTGTCAGCAGCTTTACTGAGTGCTAACACAATTGATAAAGGCGGAATAGAAGTAATGCCTAATATCAAATATAAGTCTACAATGAAGAAAGTAGCAACTGCATCATCTATTATAGGTAATGCTGCTTGTGATTTTTCTGGAACTGCAGACCAAGTAACATTAACTGAAAGATTATTACAACCAGAGGAGTTTCAAGTAAACCTTGAGTTCTGTAAGCAAGATTTCCAATCGGATTGGGAAGCTGCTCAAATGGGATATTCTGCATTTGATAAAATGCCACCTAAATTTTCAGATTTCATTATTGGCCACGTAGCTGGTTTAGTAGCTGAAAAAACTGAATCTAATATTTGGCAGGGAGTTAATGCAAACGCTGGAGAATTTGATGGTTTAGTAACTTTAGCTTTAAATGATGCTGATGTAGTAGATGTAGCTTCACACGCTGCTGTAACTGCTGCTAACGTAATTGACAAATTAGGTTCTATTGTTGATGCAGTACCTTCTGCTCTTTACAATAAAGAAGATTTACACATTTACGTATCACAAAACATTGCAAGAGCTTATGTAAGAGCTTTAGGTGGTTTTGCTACTTCAATTGGT